GATCATGTCGTCGTCCACGAATATGAACCAGTTGGCATCCGTTTTAAGGGCCTTGTGGATCAGGATATTACGCGCTTCGTGGATGACGGTACGCTTCTCTTGAATCATCCCTATCTTCTCGGGGCCGTACTTTGCGTAGTTGGCGAATAGAGTGAAGTGGGTATCGGCGGAGAATGTCCGGTAGACGGGAAGTAGCATTATGACATCCTTGCCTTCCCAAGCGGTCAATTCAGGCTCGTTATTCTGGCCGGAACATTCAGCTAGTATCTTCTGCGCTGCCGCCAATGATGGCTGGAGCTTTCCCGAAGACCATTTGCTGATGATGGCAGGAGTGGTGCCGAAGAAGGTGGCGGCCTCCTTGGCACCCATCTTGCCGATGCGGTCCAGAATCTCTTGCTTGAGATCGACCATCTTATTCCTCGTTTATGCTCTCTCCGCGAGACAAACGATCAAACGCTTCCTCAAGGCTGCGAGGGCGCTTCTCGGTTGCCGTAGGCGCCGAAGCATTGCTGGAGACGGATCCTGCACGGGGAACGCTACGGGAGGCCCCCTTGAACTTATCCAACTCAGCCTGCTTGGCTTGCAGTTCGGCACGCAATGAATCCACCTCTCGCTTCAGAGAAGCGGTGTTGCGGCGCTAGTCATAATAACGAACGGAGTCATGGACGATCTCCAGCATTCCGTTTAGATCGGTCGTGGAAACGGCTTTCTTTAGCAAGGAACGAAGCTGGGCATTGTACCGGTTGTGTTCCTGAATGGCCTGCTTTTGTTCAGGAGTGGCTTTTGCGGGCAGATCCTTGTCCTTAAGCCAATCACTTTGCTCAACCTCGGATTGCCATTTCTCGACGGACTTACGGGCTTCTTCGATCTGACGTTGTTGCTCAGCAGCAGCCTTCTTACCCTCCTCATCGCGCTTGGAGAAGTACTCCTTGGCCTTTTTAACCTGATCCTCGTAATGAAGCTTCTTTGCGCTCTGGGTCTGGATTTGGTCCATCATGGCGGCCTCGATGGCCTTTCGCTCCCCAAGCGGAAGCGCATTGACAATGGTCTCTGCAAGCTCAGCCATGCTCACCTGACGGGTACCTCCATCCTCATCGGGAAGGGTCATGGTGTTGTTGGAGCTGGCGAAGCGGGCCCAGCCTCCTTCGTTCTGGATCAGCTTGACCAGTTCATCCGTGGCGCCGCGCTTCTTGAGGTGGTCCACAATGGCTGACTCCTGAGCCTCGATGCGGGTATCAAACTTCTCCTTGAGTTCAGGGTCATTATCCAACTCGTAGCGACGGCGGTACATGGCCAGCTCATCTAGCTGGGCCTTGACCTTCTCATCAGTAGTGGGATCCGACGACTTTACCGTGGAAAGCTGCTGTTCGAGTTCAGCGAGACGCTTGGCTTTCTCCTCGGCTTGCTTTCGAGTCTCAGTCTCACGAGACTCGACTTCCTTGATCTTGGAAAGGAGCGCATTGATGCGCTTGGCGGTTTTCGGCTTGTCGTGGGGAAGGACCTGAAGCTCTTCCTCTGAAACGTCCTCAAGGGTATCCTTTTTGTCCTCCTTATCAGCAGCTTTGGCCTTTTCGGCATCCTTCTTCTCGAACATCTTTCGGAGGGAATCGCGGGACACATCCTCCTCCTTGGCAGGCTCTTCCGCAGCGGGTTTCTTATCCTCAAGCTTCTTGTCCAGATCGGACGGCTCGCTTTTGACGGCAGGCTCCTCCTTTACGGTCTCTGCCTTGGGCTCAGGCTTGGCCTGCTCGGCCTTTTCCTGCTCCACTTCCTTGATGGCCAACTTGGGATCCTCTCCCTCCGACTTGGCCTCGATCATCTTGTCAAAGATGTCGGAAAGGGTCTTTGCTCCCTCGCTAGGAGAGGAGTTGCCCTTGTTGTCGAGAATCTCGCTGGTCTCCTGCTTTGTGATGATCGTTTCGTCGGATGGCATAACTTAGTCGTTTGAGGGATTTATATCTTTGAGTGGTTCAACTCCAATAACTTCTGAAATTTGATCCAAGCAGTCGCGGTAGCCTTGGGCGCGTCCCGCCTCGAAGATCATTTCATCCGCGGATGCTTTATGCACCGAGGGAGCCTTTTCGCGGAGGATAAGCATACCTTCGGTGCCTGCTTCTGAGAGCAGGAATTTTCTCCAACTCAGTTGAGTTGGTTTAGTTAGTTCAGTTGCCATAAACTACACCATCGGTCCTTCTGGCATGGGGAGCCCGCCAACGGCTTGGGCCTGCTGGGCTAGCGCCGCCTGTTCCTTGAGTGCATTAATCGCATTCTCAACGGAGGCGATGAAGGACTTCTCCTCATTGATCTGGTCCTTGGGAATGGTCTTTTTGGCCACACCCTGCTGCCAATGGGCGGCATAGTGCTGGAGACCGATCTCAAGGATGGCAGGCTGCATACCTCCCTGTACGGCTTGGGTAAGCACCGGCTTGAGCGTCTGCATATGAACCCAGTCATTGTCGCTGGTGACGACAGGAACGGGCTGGCCCGTGGCCAAGGCGGCGTTCTCAAGAATCTGCTGACGCTGGGCGGCAAGCATGTCGTTCTGGTCGCCTTCGGGTAGAACCAAGGAATCAACAAAGCTCTCGTCGCCTACGCCCTCTGCCATGTAGCGGGCGGCTACGCTTTGACGGAAGAGGGGGTTGTTCATTACGTTGGCCGCGAAAGCGCCGCGCTGCTGTGCCTTGAACTCCGTGAAGTCCATGACTGACTTGACGGGGAATTGCGCTGCAAGCATAGCGATCTCTTCCGGCGTCAGCTTGGCCAGAAGCTTCTCAATGGTTTCACGGGCGACGGGATCCGGAGAATCTGGATTGACCAGACGCTTGGTGATGGTCCGCATCAGATGGGCGAACTGGATGAGCCAATTCTCGAGCAGGGCTTCACGAAGCTCCTTCTCCTGAGCCATCGAAGCATTGATCTGGGCGGCCTTGATATCACTCGCCGTCATCGGAATCGGAGGGATAAAGGCTCCGATCTTCTCCTGAGCGATACGGGTCATCTTGGTATCAAGGGCTTCATAGCCCATGACATCAGAAGTAAGGCCTGCGGTATTGGCCGAGAACTGGGCCCCTGAAACGATCACGAACTGGTCGTTCACCAGCTGCTTGACATCATTGATGTTCTTGGCGTCAGGAACCTGAATCTTGACCTTATTGGTCAGGCGAATGTTGTCGATGGAGTCGCAGCGAATCTTTTCGACCTGAACGGCAAGATCGTACAGGATCTGGCCTACGCCCCAAGCACCGTGGACGGTGCCATCACCATAATCGAAAACCATGGTGTTGACCACATCGTCCATGGATTCAAACTGATCAAGGCTCTGGTAAAGCATCTTCGTGTCGTCCACAGGAGAGCCGACAGAAGTGGGAGCCACGGCACTTTGGTTGGAAAGAAGAACATAGTGGGATACGCGACCAGTTGTCTCCTTGGCAAAGAGATGGTAGGTGCGGATCATCTTGGCACCTTTTGTGTAGCTGTAGCCCCAAGTAGCCTGACGGATAAGCTCCTCGTAGGAACGGGCTTCTGGATAGGTTGAATCAACCGGAGGCGGATAGGCCGCATTGATGGCGGCTACCACATTGTCCACGTTCCATTCCGTGCGGCCAGCCTCTACTGAGGAGCGCAGAAGGCCAAGAAGCTCGGACGGCTTGTAATCGTACTTGGCCATGAAGAACTGGGGCTCTTCCATGACCTCCGTTCCCTGAGGAACAAAGCCCTTGTCCATCCGCATCAGGGTGGGGCGCCACTCGTACTCATCAAAGAACACGTTGAAACCGAAACCAAAGATGGCTACCTCACGGGCAAGCCCTCGGATATAAAAGTTGAACTTCGGCCAATTCCTTACGGCATCCGTGATGGTTTGGCGGAAATGCTGGGTTTTCTCGACGCCGTTTGGCCAACCGGGAGGCAGTTCCGAAGCAGTAAGATACTTTGCCGTCTTAATCGGCATGTAGAAGCGCGGGATGACTTTGCCGCACTCCGAGGCAAGGAATCCTGTGGAGATGTTAGTCTTCCAATCCTTACCGGCATCCTTGAGCTTCTTTTGGTTGTAGGGGCGTTCTCCATTGAGCTTGGATGTTATTCTCGCAGCATTTAAGATGCCCTTCTTCCAATCAGAAACCAATGTATCGCATACCGAGTATGCTTGGGCCGCATTGCTGATTGTCCTGTTCTCAACCGTAAGCTCTGGGCTCACGATTGGCGTGTTTCCGACATCGTCGTTTAACACGTTATTAGGGGAAGGAGTATAGTCGGCCATGGATTTTCTGACCGACTATCCCCACATAATTAGATCAAAATCAAGCTAAATCGTCATAAATCGTATCAAAATCGCTTATTTTAGCGCAAAATAGGGCGTTTTCCTATTGTTTGTGGTGTGGAACTGGCAGGAATCGCCATTAAACCATACCGCAACTTCGGCCTCATCCCCATCTCCAAACCGTTGCTTATCAAGGACAGCCTTACCGTCTGGGGCATCAAGCCATTCGGCTATTTGCTCATTATTGGGCGGAATAGATTGACGGGCCTCATCTAACTTACGCTTCTTCATCTTGTTACGCCACCATACAATCACATTGAATGCGGCATTGGTCAGATCGGAGGATCCGGCTACATCTGACTTGCTGGGGATGGCGTGCTCGTTGCCGTTCATGGTTTTACGGGAATGAGCGACTAGGATAACATGGGCTCCGGTATTATTGCAGAAGCTGGTGAGCTTGTCAGCAAAGGTTCGCTGGGCACCAAAGTCGGTAGGGTCTAATCCGCACTTGAAAAGGGAGTCGATGACAAAGATGTCGATTCCATGGCGTTTGCGGGCGTATTCCATGGAATGCATCAGGCGATCCACGGAGACCGTTCCAATGCAATCTAGGAAGAATACGGAGTCGTTTAGCCATTCAATGCAGGACTCGATCTCCTGCTTGGAGCTTTCCCGCTTGGCTAGGGCGCAACGGGTCATGTTGTAAAGGGTCATTCCTGGCTTTATCTCCAAGGATGCGTCCATGACCTTGCAGCCCTGCTGGACTAGGTGGAGCATGAGCTGGTTAAGAGCTACGGTTTTGCCGCTTCCAGAGAACCCCGACAATACCGTGAACTCGGCTTTGCGGACCCTCCAAGGAAGGGCCGGAAACCAAGGGGTTGACCAACCGCGCTTGCTCCAGTCGGTCGTGTAGTACTCCATAACCTCGGAGGTGTACTCGTTGGGCTTCTTGATCTCGTCCAGTTCTATGGCCTTGGCGGTATGGAGGCACTTCTCGAAGTCCTCCTTCTTCATCCCGTCAAGAAGGCAGTCATTGGCATCCTTCTTTGGCAGAGTTACGATGTAGCACCGATGAAGCCCTAGTCTTTTGCAAATCTCTTTTGAGCAGGCGATTCCGGGTTCATCCATGTCGGTGCTGACATAGATCTTCTCGAAGCGATCAAGCCACTCCCAGTCCAGATCCACCCAATCGAAGTCGGATACCCCATTGGGAATAGACACGGCGGGAATGCCCACGGAGTTCCAAGAAAGGGCATCAATCTCGCCTTCGCAGATAACCAAATCAGAAACGGCTCCTCCGATCAGATTCTTTCCGAATAGGCATCGCTTGGTGCCTTTGGTGGTCCAAGAGTCCTTTTTGCCATTTGGCCGTTCCAAGGATAGGTACTTCCGATGAACGGCAGATTCCTTTCCAGTCTCGGGATCAGTCTCAATGAAGGGGAATACGATGGCCTTGCCGTCATCGGTTTCAGCTATCTTGGCATTGGCGATGACGATGGGGTCTATTTGACGGGTAATCACCAAATAGTCCATTACCTCGCTATTAGGTTCGGCTAGGCGTACACCTCCCTTTTCTGGCTTGGAGAAGATCCGTTCCTTGTGCTTCCTGACCCCGAAGTCCTCGTCCTTGATACCCAAGAACTCCTTAGCTTGATTAATGGCCTCGGAAAAGGTGATTCCTTTGACTTTGGACCATAACCAGAGGAAGGTTGCACCTTTGGTATTGTCAGGGTCCGCAAAGTCCTTAAAACGGCCTGCGGCGGCTCCTGTGAGGGTTATCTGGAGGGATTCCCCAGCCGATCCGTCTATGCCTCCAACCAAGTACACGTTTCCGCGTACCTTGCCGTTGGGAAGGAGATGCGAGCACACCTCCTGTGATCTGTCGATGAGCCTACGATTTAGTTCTGATGCGTCCATTTGTGTTTGGGTCTAAGTCTTAGAGGCAGCCCCATTGGAATGCCATGGCATCGGCGATGCCTTGAAAAGTGGTGGAGCGGAGCTTCCAGCGATCCTCTGACGGGCCGAGTTTGTTGGATCCTTGCGGCGTTTGATTGCCCCATCTCTTAACCTCTTTGCCCTTGTAGGTCGTGATCTTGGGTTCGACGTATTGGGTGGGCTTCAGCAGCGGCAGGTTCTTCAACCATAGGCAAGTGCGCTTGGAGGCGTCATGGCCGAATTCGTATGGCTGGATGATCTGGGATGGCTTCCTGATACGGCTGGAAATGATAGATACTGGATTCTCCAAGGCAATGCGGGGTATCGGGGCATCCAATAGCCTGCGGACAAACTCCAAGGCTTCAACCTGCTCCTTCTGTTTGTTTTTGAACCAGCAGGCTCCGGAAACGGCCAGATGGGTGCAGGGAGGATGAAAAATGGCAAGATCCCACGAACGACGGTCGATGGCTTCAAATACGTCGCCTTGGTAATGAAATTCACTTTGGTCGTCGGACGGCAGCAAGTCGCAGGACCATGCGTCATGGCCAAGCTTACGAAATGCCGAGCGGACGACACCGCTATACTCGCAACCGATCAATACATTCATGGGATAAAAGGGAGGCTGGTGGGACTTAGGCAGTATACCCACGGTAAGGAAAGACTTCGTGCCCTTGCGGGCCACGGGATGACAAACACTCACCCCACTGCCAAGACCTTACCACGTTTTAAGCGCCAGCCAAAAGAGAATTAAGGAACCGATTTGATCCAACATTCGGCGGATCCGTTTCCGTCTTTCGGGGGAACCAGATCCTTTGTTGTTTCTGGAGCCAATAGTACAGGAATCGGTGCCTCATGCAAGTCGCAGAATTGATCCATTCCACAAACCATTGAACCCCTGCAAAATACGAACACTTTTTGTTTCAGGGCTTGGAACTCGTCCTTGTCCCTCGGCGTAACCTTTTTCCGAAACTTGCATTTTTCGCATGTTTCGTATCTTGTGCGTATCTCCCTATCATTGGCGTACTTGCGAATGGGAGTCTTCTTCATTGCGAAGATGAAGTCCCTCCATTTGTCGTAACGCGGATTTTCCTTGGTCACCTGCTGTTCCGGATTTTCCTCCACAAGCCATGGCCAGTTCTTGGCGTAGTAGATCAGGATTTCTTCCTCCGGATTGCCGATCTTTTTGCCGTTCGCTATTCGGAAATCACGAATTTTTTCCACTAGTTCATCGAATGATTCGGCCTTGAACATGACGGCGCGATCATTGAAGTGGTGGCCCCCGTAGGGGATCCGCATGGAGTTTTCCTTGAGTCTAAGATTCATCGGCTCCGTCGATTGAGATCGAGTCATCCGCCTCCACATTGACGTAGCCTTTCATAGAGTACAACTTGATGTTGGAAGGGCCTGATTCTGGGCGGTTGATCTGGTGCTCCACCAAGCCAGGAATCACATCCGAGGTTTGGCGAATCATGTGAACTAGCATGATCACGGCATCAGCCTCGTCGGGAGAGTTCTGGTTGCGGGACTTGTATTCCTCCTTGGCTTCTACCTTGATTCCCTTTGCTCCTGTCCTGTAACGCCTGCTCGTTAGCTGGGTATGGAGAGGTTGAGGAGGGATGATGGGGTTGATCAGGATGGCGCGGCAGGACGGATCCAACCAGCGTCGGAAAGCCCACCACATCTCGGACATGAGCCCATCGCATTGTTTGTCGGCTCCATTCTGGTCTTCAGCTAGGATCTTTAACTCGGAAGCCTTTTCGTTCCAAGCGATTCCTAGTACTTCTCCCCATACCTTGCAGAGGTGAGACCAAGTTCCGAAACCATAGCCCGTTTTGTCCACGGCGACATGATCTGGATCTATTTGCAGCATCTTGCAGCGACCCATGATCTCCTCAGCCATCTTGACCGTGTTATCGTGCTTCTCCAATGGGATCAACTGGTCTATCTGAAGAACATGGCGGGGTTTATCCTTGGCGGAGTTAAGCCTGTCTTTGAAGGGTTGGAAACGGCCCATGTGGTCCTCCCAACCGGATGCCAGACCCCATCTTCCTATCGCCATTTGGGCAGAGTCCTTGCCCATGAATGCCAAGTCCACGGAGGCAAATACTTCAGGATTCTCGATGAAGGTAGCCTCTCCCCTTGCCTCCTGTGGCCATTGAGGCGGGATGATCGTGTTGACATCGCCCTTCATCGGGGGCCAGCCACGGGCAAAGCAGGAGTAGTTTGGTGAGTTATCTCCTCCCGCCTTCAGATAGGAGATGAAACCTTCGTAAGTTTGAAGGCCAGGGTAGACTACAACCCGTTGCTTGACGTTCTCCGATAGCGCCGCATCCAACCGGCAAACGCGCCAACCCGCCTTGGAACTCCAGTCGTACAGGCGATCCATGTCATCCACGGACCAGCCATGCTCCGGTTCCGCCAGTTGCACCACATGGACGGAGGAAGACTCGGGATTGAAGGCTACGGCGATCTTGATGAGCTCCGTGCCGGATTTGGACGCGATGAGCGAGTTGAAGTCCTTGAACGGCCCGTTCGGCCAGTTTTGCCCTTCGTCGCCGAGCACCCGCAATCGGGACAGGTAGCCGAACTTCTCGTGCTTCTTTTTCCGCACCGGTTGCGCCTTGTACCCTTTGAACTGACCGGACGTTTCTTGGGATTGCTTAAATGCAATTCCGGAGATGCCAAAGCCATAACCGGCGGCTTTGACTCCCATCCACAAAGTCGAGTCCTGTACGGTGATCTCGTACGCGCTAGGAATAGCGCAAGAGCGGTAGAGATTAACAACGTGGGCAAAAAGGTTTTTTCGGAGATGATCTTCATTGACGGCGGCTAGTTTGACGGTGGTGTAGAATGGATCGCGCAGGTAATCCAAAAGCATATATGCGCCAGCGGCATACGTATTATGGGTTACCGTAAAATCGCCCAGCAGGAACCGATGGTTTCCGTCGATGACAAATCCGTAATACTTTCCGTCGCCGATGGGCTCCACCTTGAATCCTGTGTTACAAAGGTTTTTCTTTGTTTTCGGCTCCAAGGCATGTTTTTCCAAAGTCGGGATTTCAGTTATTCCAACCCCCGATATTCCAACATGGAAGTAGGTTCCGGAAAAACCGATGGATTTGATCCTGTGGACTCGCGGCGTTACCGTGGAAGCGTACCCCAATGAACGGGCCAAACGCATCACCTGATTAGCCAAAGCCTCATGCTTAGTGACGAATTGGTAGGATGTTTTGCAGGAGACCCATCCATCCGAGTCGATAAGACCGGCAAGAAGCTTAAGCCGGTTCTCCCTTGAGTTGACCAAGTAGTCATTCAGGATAGTTTTTTCCCCATTGATCCTGCTGGTTCTGATGAAGTCCAGAAACGGGTTTTTCCCGTTTTCAGGCCATCTCGCCGCCCACATTGGACACTTATCATGATATCCCGACCAGATTCGGTAGCCTAGGGCCTGAAAGTACTCCACCCAACGCTTGGCCATGGGGCCATCGGGAGTATGGAGGGCGGGCACATCAAATCCTCCATCGCCTATCCAAGCTCCGTAGATGTAAGGATCAAATGGAAGTGGTTTCTCCTCAAACTCCACTCCGACATGGAATTGCTTGAGGAGGTTCTTCTTATCCTTGGAAAGTTCCAAGTATTCCTTGATCGGGATGTCAATTACATCTCCCTTCCTCCATTTCTTACTAAGGCATCCTGAGCCGCATTTCTTATGGGCAGATACCCTTAACGAAAGGATATGGGCATCGTTGCATTCCCAAGGCTCTCCACGTTCAGGGGTAATTCGGTACATCGGCCCGAATCCGGGATTGGCGACAAGGACCTTTCGTGGTGTTGAGTCGTCACCCATCAGTTGATCGCCAACCTTTACCTCTTTGGCGATTTTAACGGATCCATCGAACATGATTACGGGCGTGTCCGGATGGAGACACTTACTCATCGACGAAGCGCCCATGAGTAGAACGGTGGAACCCTCCTGCATGGCCTTGAAGACACGCACGGTTGATTCCGGCTCCGTGTTGAATTGCTCCGGACCCCATTGGAGCGTTGCCGCCTCAAGGTACATCTCGCTATCCAGCAGATGCTGGAGGAGGTCCTGCACCACCTTAAGTCCCTCGGCGTTGTTGGACACGACATGGTCCGTCTCTAGGATCTGGCAGATCCTAGTTCCGGCGGCCATCCAAAGGCCATCCGCGCAGAGCCGGTTAAGCTCCTTGGCGTGGTCAATCGTCATGCCTTCTTTTCAAGGCGACCAAACCGGTCCTTGATGACATAATCAGGTTTTCCATCCTGCTTGTAAATGATGATGTCGGCTTCGTGGAAGTTCTTGGCGGATACCATGAAATGGTAGAAGCGGGGTTCCGTCGGAGGATTCTTCTCAAAAGCAGGAAGAAGATCCTTAACGCCTAGATTCAATACTTTATCCTGATTCATTGTCAGCTTTTACTTCGATGGTTGGCTTCTTGATCTTGTCAAAGGAAAGAGGCTTGGAGGCGTGGGATGGATCGGCAACCTTGATTCCTTCCAGCGGGTTGGCCTTGCTTTCGGCGGCGGCGTAAATCTCAAGGGAGGCTGAATTGATGTCCTTCAGGGCTTTGGCCAGATCCGCCAGCTCCTTTGGCGTCAAAGTGACCTCCTTGTCCTTGTAGTTCTTGATGTTCTCCATCAGCAGCGACCTCATCACGGAGGCCACCATCATATTCATGCGGGCGTTCTCACCCCTATCGGTAGGGACAATCACCTCCCTTCCATCGACTGGAACAACTATGGCGTTCGGCACCAGTTTCCTGATGACGATGTTATCCTTCTCTTCGTCGGACATGGTTATTTGCAGCTACCGTTCTTTTTCTTCTTCTTCATGGATTCATCATAGCCTTTCTTGGCCGTTTGAGAGATGGAGTAATATCCGTGGCAGGAATTGCAGCGCATCTGGTGCTTCACCGTACCAGCAGCCGAGTACACCGTTTTCGACTTCTTGACATCCTCCGATCCGCAATGGGAGCAAGTCCAAGTCTCATTCCCCAAAGCCACTCCGGCATGGGTCTTTGCCGCCACATGCAACCTCAATTTCTCGTAGACTTTCGCCAGTAACTCAACGTCTCTGCCGCAGTACTTGCACATGTAGTCCAACGACCTTCCGCATTTTTGAAGAACGATCTTCTTCCAAAGGTCGAAATGCGTGTCGAGCTTATGACCGAAACCGAGGAAGCTGCCGATGTAATCGAGTTTGTTGGAGTTAAAGTAAAAGTGCTTTGAGGCCCAGGCCTTCGTGTCAATTGTCTTGTACTTGGGCAGGGGAGGGAGTCCGTGGTAGAGGCACCTCGTCCGTAACCATGGGAGATCAAACCTATCCCCATAGTGGGCGACAAGCTCGTCAGCTTCGTTCGCCACCAGAAGAAAACGCTCAAGCATAGCCTTGTCATCCTGATCCTTATCCCATCTAAGAACCGATGCCTTCTTGTCTCCCTCCCACATGTACCCAATACAGATGATCTTTCTTTCATGGAGGATGTTGTCGTGACTTATGTTGTTATCCATCCCAGCCCTCCAGCAGAAGACCACGTTAGGAGAAGTCTCAATATCCCAAAACAATCTCCTGATCCCCGTCTTCTCAGGGGTATTGGTATTGATCATGATTTGTTACAAAACCACCCCACTTATTAACAAGTGGTTAGGATTTAGTACATAGCGGTATTCACATTTTCATTGCCTTGTCAACCCTTGAATGGGTTGACCCCTCGCGGCTTGGAACCTACTCTGGTAACGATGTAGG